AGGATGCCGATCCATGTATGTAGCAAGTCTGACACGAACAGGGTCGTTGTCAAATTTAATAGTGTAATCAATCAATTCATTGTCAGTCATATTCATTCCCACATTAAGTTATACCAAACTGCGTCTTTATCTTCTACGTCAAAATAAATGTCATCTTGTGCTATTTGCCACATCGACCAATTTGTTCTATCTACATAGTTCTTACAATTCTTTTCTATCCATGTGCATCGTTCGTGCCAGGTAATCGGGCAAGTAATTGTAACTCTAGTCACGACCACCTCAACAGAAACCATTCATAGTCTTCGGCATCACGGAATCTAAACGTTCTATCAACATTGAAATACCATCGTGTCCATGCGTCAGTGTTCTTGGGTTCAGGACCAAATTGTTTTACACACCATGCAAATGCTGCCTGTTGGTCTCTGGGCACTTTTGCTTCATACCACTTGGCACGACTGAACTTATACTTGGGCGCTGGCTTCATAGGTAACATAATTTCTTTGCAAAGGTTGTTATAGTAAGCAGATTTTAGAAAAGTGCTCTTGCCAGTCTGCTGCACCGCACTATACAAACTCATTTGACCCTGTTTGAATCCACCCTGACTCAGCCGGTCCCAGAGTGCTTGTTGGTACGAAAGGAACGGGAAAGGTTCTATACCTTCAGTTACGTCTTTAAGTATTTTCATTTTACCAACTTTGTAATTATGTTAAAATGGTCAATCGCATCACATACATTCTTCCAGGCATTGAGTTCTGCTGGTAGTGGTTGCCGTGAAACATGATTGTTTGGATCGTGTTCGGGACATGGTGTCCAAATACTGACTTTAATAGAATGTGAGTGCGGAGCTTTAGACTCTCGCCATTCTGTGTAATAGTTGTCCCAATAATACAATCCATAGCCTTCTTCGCTATCACCAAATGATGGTAATTTATAGGCTAGGTAATGCCCACTAACTTTGGGACAAATATCATCTTCATGTTTCCAAATACTTGTTATCATCAGAATCTCAACTTAAACCATACACAGTCTCGCTCATATCTGAATTTTACACTAATTCCTAATACATGTCTATACCAACGGCAATGTCTCTTTGGATTATCTATGTTTTTATACAGCCAATGTACTACTTCCTTATGCAACAAATCTAGCTCAGTTTGATTTTGGGCAAGTACTTCGTGCTGATGCCAATATGGATGGTCATCTTCCCAACCTCTAGTCCAATCATAGTGTTCTGTGTGATATTTTATTGCCATTTCAACCTAAACCAAATCATATCTTTTTCCTGTGCAAAACAAAATCTATATTGGTCAAACGATTCTCCACCACACCAGAACACTGTCCAAACTCCTGCCCTATAACCAATAGCTTCCCAACGTCTACCGAATTGTTCCTCACACCACTGCATAGCCGCGTGATGCCGATCCTTATGAATCAAAACTTCGTAATCTAAATGACGGTATTGTTGCACAGTTGCAGTCATGCCCATCGCAATAAAAACATCATGTAATCTTTTTCGTTATTAAAGGCAACAAATATATAATCACCTCCACCAAGATCGTTAAACTCCCACTCCATTCCAGTAGATGGATACTTGATGACTCTATGCTCATCTACACGACATTTAAACCTTGCATATTTCTCACACCAGTCGTAGATATCAGAAGCACCGTACTTTATGCCGCCGGGGCCATAGTCGTAAATCAATTCGTAGGCGTGATGATTTCTGTTTTCAATACAGTGAACGTACTTGTACCCATGATAATAGTCTTTTACTCTGTGAGCATGATACATAATATCAGGGTCGTTCATGCGTCTGTACATTTCCCATGACTTGTACCCACTCTTTTTGAGTTTACGCTCGGCTCGCTTTTTGCGAACCCATGCTTTGATTCTACTTAACCGCAACATAATTCAAACATCATAGCATCTTTTTCATCTTTGAAAATGAAATCTAAATGATCCTCTGTTAGTTGAGTAGTAAATTTGTCTCCCGGCAGCCCAAACATTTCTATTGCCTGTGCACAGGTTTCATTCCAATCAGTAACAGTATCTCCTTTTATCCAAGAGATTCTTACTCTAGTACCCACCGGCTGTGAGGATTTCTTTAACTGTGCTGACATTCTCTGGTTCTCGATTAAATTTAATTTTCCATAATTCCGGATTAATGTAGTCAATTATCATATCAACATGTGATTCGTTCAAACAATCTAAAAATTTTAAACCGCTTTCAGACTGATATAGAATCCATGGATTGATTTTTCCTTTAGTGATTTCATAGCATATTTTATTTACATTACCGTAACGCAAATAATCTTTACTTTGTATTTGTTCGATTTGAGCAAGGTCAATCGTTGTTTGAATACTTCTAGCGATTGCGTCTAATGGATCCTCACTGCGTAAATACTCAATTAGGAATTTTGTATAGTTTGTATCTTTTGTCCAAGTGTCAATGCTAATTTGATTCTTAAGTAACCAATCTGCATATCTACTTACATTGATAACGTTAACATCAGCACAGTAATTACCAAACTTTACGAAAGCACTATAGTATGCACTACGAATGAATTCTTCGTAGGTTTTGTTTTTCTTACTTGCAGTATTCTTTTTATAGAACTGCAGCCAAGACTGGAATCCAAGACGATTGCCTTGGAGATCTTTGTTTAACCATCGTTGTTTGTTCTCACATAAGTGTTTAACAATTGTAGATTTTCGTAAAAATTGTCTATTGCAAAATTCACACCCATATGATTCAGCTTTGTCAATTTCCTCTTTCTTTTTCATACTGTTTAATATCTTCATTTGTTATCATTTGTGATAAAACTTCAATGTCGCTTTGCTTGAGATTAGGATATAGATTGGCTAGATAGCATTTCTTTTTGTGTTCGGCTACAAAAGTGTTAGAAAACTCAGTCACATCATCTACATTTGCTTTAGGATATATCTTCGTGAAATATTCTTTAACATCTTTTAACTTAGCTGTTTCTCTCAGAGTGCGAATACTAACACCTAATTGCGGTATCCATTTGTGATCTTGTTTTCCCAATCCAGGGCTTACTGTGCATAACATGTACCATTGTAGTTTAGGATGCTTCTGTACATATTCATTGAATAAGTGTTTATTCGCATGGCAATCAGTGCTTCGTAAATAATATCCTTGAATGTCAGATGCGCCTTTGATAGTGCTCATCCAATGTGTCATCATATACGGTACAAACTTTTTTTGCTGTTCAGGAGTCAGTCTATCATAGTAACCGTAGTCTTTTCTATCCATAGCTGCAAGTGCTTCGAACATGTTGAAGTCTTGACCTTCAAATTTTTCATCGACTGGAGTATTCTTTTTAGTTGCCATTAGTGTAGTCCTTTGATCCAATCAAACTTAACACCTTCTTCATAGTACTGTCTAGCACGGCCTGAATAATACATTACTTCATTGCACATTGTACACTTGTAACGGTGGAGGTCTATATCCACAGTAGTGGATACTGAGTCGTATTCCCAATGCCCAGAGTGTTCCGAACTACCGTCGTCATTCCAAATATCTTCTCCGACCCAACGACTGATTTCTCTTTGGTGATTGCAACTCATATTAAAACGCCTGACTATAATCTACAATTTCACAATTACGACTAACTTCTTTTACAAAATATACGCATCTTGGCTTAATACCATCTTCGATAGGAACACACAAGAACTGTCCGTTCTTCAATCTAGGAGCATACCAAGTTACATCATGGTATATATCTACTATCTCTATGGGTAAGAAGCTAGGACTGAATGCACTAAGAGGATTAAATTCGAATGCATTAAATCCCCTATCATTGATGCTAGTCAGTGGTAGTGTCTCTAAATCACCGTGTTCTTGTTCACCGATAAGTATTTGCCAGTCTACTGGCATTTTGATAGTTTGATTTCCTATTCGCAATACAAGTGCGGGGCTGTTAAAGGATTCTAAAAAGATCAAGGGGATATAATGATAATCTACATTGTTAGGATTTGAATTATCTAGTATAGCAAATCTAAGATCATCAATCTCTTCGGGTAAGGTCTCTAAGTTGTAATAAGAATTTTCTAATGTAAGTATACGCATAATGTATTATATCACTTATATTTTAATTTTTCAACTGAAAACGGGTATGACGCATCCTTGTAGAATGCTTTACGTTGTGTTAAATGTCGTTTAGCAAACTTGCATGAACTTGTTATATCCCAAATCTGCACAAAATCTTTGTCTTCTGCTTTACGAATGCCACGACCGATTGACTGAATAACTCTTACAAAACTCTTGCCCGGTTCTAATAGCATCACATTAAAGATACGAGGAATGTTAATACCAACTGCCGCAACACCGTATGTAGCAATGATAATTTTGTTAGTAGCGGTAGCAATGTCATCATAGTGTTCTGTGCGAGTTGTGCCTTTAGTGCCACCTGATACGAATACCACACTGTCTTTTAGAATTGCAAAACTATTGTCTTCGGTTAATTTCTGATACAATAATTGACCTGCTTCTATCCTGTCAACTAGAATCAATGTGTTACCCGTATTTTTTACAGTATTTGCTAACTCAGCAATCTTTTGCATCCTCTTGTCATCACTAGTCAAGAATTTAAGTTCGCTTTGATAATTGGTAAACTCTACACTGTCTTGTAGTTGAACGATGTTGACATGGCAATTACTCAACACACCCATCTCTTGTAGAGTGCTTGCTGATAAACTACCGATAACAGGACCTAAGCTCACTGTCAATGACATTGATTCAGCTTTAGCTTTAGGAATAGTTCCTGTTAGACCCCAGCGAATTGGTATCTGACTCATGACACCAGTGAGTAATGACTTCAATACATCAGCTTTAGCTTGGTGAACCTCGTCAACGATAACACAAACTACCCCTTCAATAAAGTCCTGAAAGGGAACTTCTGCTTCATCCGCTTTTGTTTTCTTTAACATGTTGCCAAGACTTTGCCATGTGCAGATAGTGTGTGTCTTGTCGTATTCTTTTCTACCACCGTAATACACGCCTACATCAAGGCCCAAGTTAATATAGTCAGCTTCTGTTTGCGTAACAAGACTTGTGTTAGGGACAATGACAATTGAACGACCATATGGTTCGATGCTTGCACTCAGTGCCGCAGTGATTAATGTCTTACCTGCACCTGTAGCAATCTCTTGTAGACTTTGTAGGCTTGTTAGATAGTTGTTAATGATTTCGATTTGATAGTCACGTAGTACGATAGGCTGTCCTGCCATTGGATGCTTTGCTGGCCATACTTTGTGTTTGAAGGTATCTTCTGTGACTTTAGTGAACTCAAAAGTAGTTTTATAATCTCTAGTGTCTTCTAAATCAATATCGTATCCTGCTTGATCTAATAGAGGTAGTATCTCTGGTAACAGATTAATGTATGTACTGCCTCCTAAGCTAAAATAGCTTGTCTTGCCATTCCATCTACCTAATCGGACACTCGGCAAATATCTCGCACCCGGCACCTCAAACTCAAACATCTTCATTAGTGTCTTGCGATCACCTAATTCCAATCCTTCAATCTTAGCGTTTACTTCATCTTTAATTATTAATTTACATTGTTTCATTTGGGTCCTAAATCGACTGGCTCTGAGTTTATGAATTTGATTATCTTAAACAACTTTAGGGGCTTTTCACTTGCTAATGAAAAAGTACCCTTCTGATAAACTATAACAGGATTATCATAGTTTATCAAGTCTTTAGGATTCTTGCATATAGTTATATCAGTGTCATCGACTTGAATAGTGTTCTTAGTCAAAAATGATTTGGGCTCACTAATAGCATCACATCCAAACTCACATAACCAATTCATAATTGTATTTGCATCTTTAATTTCAACCTGTGCTTCAAAACTTGATGCAAAATGAACCTTCTCTAATGGTTCAGTTTCTAAAAAGTGCGAGATTACTGAGTTATCAATATTGACTCCGTACTTCACTAGAATGGCTATAGTTTTTAATTCATCTGTTATTTGGACATCTTTAATTGCATTATAAAGATGTTCGTTCATAGCGGCAATATAATAGCCACTATCTTTATATATCAATGTTGGCACCCAATACTTAATTGTTTCATATTCTCCTAGACTATCGATTATGTTTGTAATATTAGCACAGTAATTCAAAGTATCATAATAATCTGCTGATAGATACATCAATTGTTTTAACGTGGTAGGGCTATATTTTGCCTCATGTTGTCGTTTGTCTTTATCCCATTTTAGTGTGTACAACGGGTTTTTTCTAAGAGCCGTTAAAAAGTTTTTGTTATATGGTGATCGGAAAATAATTCTGTCATTTTCTATTGTAATAGAGGCGCCGGTATATTCAGGAATACTGGGTACTATATTTACATGCCACGGCAACTTTAATAAGTCTTCTACTACAATCTTATTGTGCGTAAATTGTTTTTTGTATTTGCTGGTAACTTTTTTAAACAATAAATCCTGATTACTAGTTATTCTATTGTATTGTAGTGTGTAGAAAGTTAAATTGTTGACAAACTGTTCATCATACCTACTTAACCGTATGTTAGTAAGCATCCACCCGGCTACATCATTTAATGTTTTAAAATCCATTCAATATTATAGCATATTAGTATATTGAATGACAAATCGATAGGCAAAAAAAGGGGACCGAAGTCCCCTAAAGTGCTACCAACACTTACCAATTTGTACGACCGAAATCACCTTTCAGTGGGTCACTAACTTCAAAATCACACGGAATATCTTGTTCTGTGACACTTTGCGGTAAACCCTTGCCACCAAGTTCTCGCCAAACATGAAGGCGTTCTGCATTCTTCTCCTGAATCCACTGATCCTTACGATGTTGTTCATACATTGCAGGGAAGTCTGCGGCAAAGAGTTTCACATCATAGCTGTAGCTGACGTATTCGTTCTTGTGTTTGCCACCTCCGCCACCAGATCCAGTGTTGATAATAGTGTCGTGGAAGTAACTACTACCAAAACCATCATGCATGTAAGGATCCTTCTTATGCTTACTCATTGGTGGCTTGACTTTGATATTGATACGTGCTTGCCAGCCAGGATATCCAGTTGGCTTGCCCTTGTTGTAGTCAGCACGGGTATCAAAGTTTTGAACACCTTTACGAGGACCACTGTGGCTGTTGCTTAGATTTTCTTTCCAGTAAACTTCAACAACAGACACATCAACATACTCATGGAAGGGAGCAGTTGCGCCTTTATTGCGACCCCAAAAATAGAAGTCATCTTTCGCACCGTTAGCCCAAAACCAATTCCAGTTGTCTTTAATAAACTGATTCAGTTCAGTAATACTCTTGACCTGTCCCATTTTAATGTGGAACTGTTCACGCTCGGCTTCCATCTGTGCAACTTTCTTTTCTGCAAGACGGGCACTTGCTAGCTTACGCAAATGTAGTTGGTACTTCTTTTTATCTTCAAAGAGTTTACCATCACTGTCTGATTTGTATGCTTGAATAATACTCATTCTTCAACTCCGAAAGTTTTGTTTTTTTGACACGCTTCGATCACGCCAGGGGTCATGAACAGTCGCAAAGTATTGCCCATCATGACATGACTGTGTGCTAGTGAGTCGTTCAACATCTCATTATAATCATGCTCGAATTGACGAAGGCGCTCATTTTCAAATTCAAGGTCACGAATTCGTTTGTCCATTTCAATGACTTGATAAGCGAAATCTACAATATCCATTTTCATTCTTTAACTCCGAAATGTTCTTTAATTTGTTTGGAAATAGGAACACCATCGCCCATATCATATTGTTCTGCAAACCAAGCCTTGGCAGAACATTCCCGAACAATCAACTCGGCGAACTTTTTGCTTCTCAAGTCTTCCCACTCAAATAGATTAACAGGAGGCGGATAGTTATGTAACGCCCATTCGCTTGCTTCGGTATAAAGTTTTTTAATTCGTTCGTTCATATCAAGTCCATTAATCAATCTATACACGTATTATACGCCCAAACTGATTTATTGTCAACCAAAAAAAAGTAGTACTAAAGTACTACTAATTTTTAGTCTTTGAGTGTATGCCAACTTGCCATTCTTTCAGTCTCAAACTTTTCATATTGATCCAGCAGGATGCAAAATACAAAATAGATTATTGAAATTATACTAGCGACAACTGTTATTGTTTTACTAGCCTCAAGAGTCTCAATAGTCGCGGGCCCGATTACCAACGTACCGGCACCTAGAACCAAAAGCACAACTGCTGTAGTGATTAACCAAGCTACAAATCCTAATCCAACATGCTCTTGATACGTGTTCATAAACGCACGATGAACCTTCACGGGTAGTTTAGTCACTTTGCGAAAGAGCCGATTTAGCAACCATCCAATAAAATAGAAACCTGTTTTGATTCTCATTTGTAATCTTTCTTCAACATGTAAAACAACACTTCACCACTGTCAAGTTTACACAAGTCACCGCTGTACTTGGTAACCGGGCGAGTAGTTGCACTGGGGTTAATCAGCATGATTCTGACATTGCCTTTACCAGAGGAATGTGTTTTGCCAAATGATTTTACTCGGTAGATGTTGTTATGAAACACAACAAAGTCATCAATGTTAAGTTCCCGGTCAATTAAGTCTGTGGGGTTTGTCATATGAGTTTTTAATCTTCAATTTTCTTGCCGTTTTCAAAACGTTCGATAACTGTCATTTCAGCGATCAGGTGATCTTTTGTCATTCTAACGAATTTTCTAAGTTTCATTTTCATTACAAATTCATCATACTCACCCTCATATTCTAGCGTAGCAACGTCTTCATATGGCTGAATTTCTTCAATAGAAACTGAGTCATCATACGCAATATATTTTATCTTTACTGAACCTTCAGTGAATGCATTTTTAATCCATTTAAACATTTTAGTGCTCCCTATATATTTAGAGCCGGTGTGGGCCCTATTAGGTGGACAACGTATCGAGTAATGACTCTGATCATTCCAAACCTTTGATCCAATCAAACTTCAAACCTTCTTCAAAGTGTTGTTTTGCTCTGCCACTGTAGTACATGACCTCACCACATTGGGTACATTTATACCGATGCAGGTCTATATCAACACAGGTAGAAACACTGTCGTATTCCCAATGTCCAGTAGCAGTACAATTTTCGTACCAATCATCATCCTCTACCCAACGACTGGTTTCTCTTGTATGTGTGCAGGACATGTTAGTCAATTCCCATTTGTCGAGTACAATTCTTACCACACTGTTCTGTCCAACTTGTCGAACCCTGACAGTTGGTGTAATAACGACTGTTACCGCCATCGTAAAATCGGTAGACAGTGCAGCCCTCGTGAGTAAATAACTTATCCACAACAAACTCCTTGCCCACTGCTGTGCTAGTCTCAGCAGGCTTGCCACATCCCGCTAACAGAACCACTGCCAAGATAATCAGTGTTTTGGTCATGTGTTACTCCTTAAAAAATTAAGTTGAGACCTACTAGGCTTGACAAGAATAGACTTGCTCCGCACAATAAGATTCGCCCCACTTTAGAGTTCTCGTCATGCATGATTGATGTAATACGTTTGCGGTTAAACATCCCTTTAAACACGGGCACATACTCATACTTTATATCAGCAAATGCCTTGGTCCTTAACGCCCAGATAGCAATGCCCCATCCAAAAAACAGCACAAGTGATCCAAATACGATACTTAGAATATCTTGTCCAATTACTTTGTAAGCAACAATGAACACGATGATTTTACCTAGGTCGGTTTTGGCAAATTCGTTTGACGCAACACCCACTTCACGGGCTGCGCCTACCATTGCCTTGCCCATGTTTGCACCCAGTTCTCCCCATGCCTCTGCTTCTTTGCGAACAGTAGCAGATACATTAACGGGCTCCTTGGTCATGGCTGACACTTGTTGGTTGATTTGTGCAACCTGTTCGGGAGTCAGCTTACTGACATCCACTGTGGTGTTATTTGCAGCTACAGATGTAACAGCGAAAGATAGGGCAAGGATAGCTAATAGTGTTTTCATTCTTCAACTC